ATGTCAACGTCCATCAGTCGATCAACGGCAAGATGAACCGCGTGGCGAACGAGCGAGGTGGCCTCGCGTTCGACAACGAGAAATTCGAGAAGATGGGCCGCGGCTACTACTTCTTGATGGGCAGCAAGAACGTCGCCCAGCGCAAGAGCGGCAAGGGTGCGTTTGTGCCAGACGGCAGGGGCGGCACGCGGCCGTACTACCTCGCCTCCGGCGACACGTATGGCGCCATGAAGCCGAGCCACGCGATGGAGAAGGCAATTCAACAGGCGTCTCCGGCCGCCCTGAATGCCCTCAAGGCCGCGATCAACGTCCAGATCAACAAGCTCACGAGGTAGCCATGCTGGTCAAGCCCGAGGACTACGTCTACCACAAGCTCGTCGGAGCCCCCGGCGTCGCTCAGTACGTCGGAATGAACGTCTTTCCGATCGCCGTCCCGAACGGGGCCGGCTTCCCGTTCATCGTTTACAAGCGGCAGAACATCACACGCGAGTCCCACCTTTCTGGGCCGATGTTCCTGCCCCTGGTAAGCCTTCAGGTGGCTTCGTGGGCGCTGTCACACGACGCCGCGAGGCGTCTTGGCGACGAGGTTCGGCTTGCGCTGGATGGAGCCACCGGCACGCTCGCCGGGGTTACAATCGAAGATATGAGGCTAGTGTCCGAGACGGACGACTACCTCGACCCGACGGCCGTGGGAGCACAGCTTCCGCCGGCTTACGAGGTCAGGCAACTGTTTCAGATTCGGTGGCAAGAGTCCACGCAGTAAAACCTACGCGATAAGACTTCACGCAAGGAGGCGTGTTACATGGCTGGCATTTCAGCACAGGGACTGACTTTTTCCTTCACCACCGCCACTGGTACGGCGTCTGGAACGCTCGTCGTCACCTCGGTTCAGGTCAATGACACGCAAGACCTCATCGACGGCTCGCACCTCGGCATCCCCCAGAACGGCCGGCGGGAGTACGTCGGCGGCTTTGCCACCGACCGCGAGGTCACGATCGACTATATCTCGAACGTCATCCTCACCGCTGGCACGTCCGGCACGCTCACCATCGCCGGCCCGCTTTCGTTCAGCGGCAACGCGACGCTCGCGAACGCCTCAATCGGCGGCTCCGTTGGTGCCCTTATCTCTGGGAGCGCGACCTTCCGAGTCGCGTAACGCGACGTGGCTGGGTTTGTAGCTCAAGGGGCAACCTGTACTTTCACGCCGGCCAGTGGCGGCAGCGCGGTCACGTTTCTCGTGACGCAGTTGTCCGTCACTGAGCCGCAGGCCGAGGTTGTCGATCTGACTCCGGTCAACCACACCGCGACCGCCGTCCTGCACCTCGTGCCTGGCGACTGGACGGACCACGGCGCGGTCGAGATTGAGTTTGTCTGCGGCACCGCCACGAAGACGCTTCGACCAATCATAGGCAAGCGCGGCACGCTGCTTTTCAACTCGCCTGGATACAGCGTGTCTTTGAATGCAATCGCAGTCGGTGGCTCTGTAGGCGCCGGCGTTAGCGACATCGTGCGTGGCAACGCTTCGTTCCGCGTGACCACGTACACGGCTAGTTAGGTTTTCTTCCCCCTTTGGAGTGCTATTTGTGGCTCTGAGCAAGAAGGACATCCTGTCCATCAATGATACGAAGACCGAGGCGGTGAGCGTTCCTGAGTGGAACAACGCCACGGTGTACCTGCGGACGATCAGCGGGCTGGAGCGGGAGGCGTTTGAGGAGTCTTACGCCGACCAGAAGATGAAGAACTTCAGGTTGCGGTTCCTCGTCAAGACGCTGTGTGATGAGAGCGGTGCGCGGCTGTTCGAGGACGCCGACATCGAGGAGCTCGGCAAGAAGTCGAGCACGGTCATCAACCGGCTCTTCGACAAGGCGTGGAGCCTGAATGCGTTCACGCCGGAGGCGGTTGAGAAGTTGGGGGAAGCCTAGACCTTCGCCCCGAGAAGTTGTTTCAGTACCGGCTCGCCCTTGCGTTAGGGATGTCGGTGCGAAGGTTGCTGATGGAGGTTGACAGTCGCGAGCTCGCCACTTGGGCCGAGTTCGACCGTCGGTATCCGCTGGAGAACCCTTGGCGTCAGACGGCGCGGATTTGCCGCGTCATCATGGCCGCCAGTGGGAACTACAAGCGGGTGCCGGAGGAAGAGGTGTTCATCCCCGCCAGCAAGAAGCCGAGACAGTCGCAGGAACAGATGTTCGCAGAGTTGATGAAACTCCAACAGTGAGCCAAGGATGGCAAACGGCTACATCGGCAAAATCTCCGCGATCGTCACGGCGAATACGTCGGACTTGTCGAGGAAGCTGTCCGGCGCGGTTGGCGACGTAGATAAGTTCGCCAATAAGCTCAATGCGTCGATCACGCGGTCGGCGAACGCTGCCGGTGCGTCGTTTGACAAGATTTTTACGCCGCTTCAAAAACTGGAGCGGCAGTTTGCTGCTGGCCTGGAGTTTAATCTCCGCACAGAGAAGCAGGTTCTCCAGCTTCGGCAGCTTGTTAGCGCGAGCGAGCAGGTTGCGAAGCCTTTAGAGCGAGCCGCACAGCAGACGACCAAGCTTTCTGCGGCCGTGGCCGGTGAGTTTCAGCCGGCGCTCGTGCAGGCGCAACGCCAGGTCAAGCTGCTCGAAACAGCGATCGACACGTTCGGAAGCGTAAGCGAACGATCGTTCACTGGAGTCCAGCGTCGAGTCGAAGTAACTGCGGCGGCAATCCGACGCCTTGCAGAGTCTAATTCGCTTGTGTCTGGCCTAGCAAGCGGAGCCGAGCTTCGCTTTCAGCAGCCGGCGTTCGTAGCGCAGGCTTCGAGGGCCGCTGAATTGCAGCGGCAGGCCGCCTCGCTCTCGCCGGAGGCAATTCAGGGAGGTGGCGTCGCCGCACTTGTCGGCAGACAGCGGCAGGCCGCCGAAGAGGCCGAAACACTCCTCGCCACGCTAGAGCGAATTCGCGTCACTCGCAGCGGCGATGCAGCAGCGGCCGAGGCTGCGTACAACAGCCAGATTGCCGCACTTCGCGGAATCAACGATCAGCTTGAGAGAGAGATCACGCTGTCTAGGCAGGCTTCTCGCGAGCTTGCTGTTGCCACGCAGCCGCGTGAGTCTCGCGGGCTTGGGCTTTTTGGCTCTCAAGCCGGCACCGACGAAGAGCGTGCGATTGCTAGGGCGAGGGAGCTTTCCGCTGAGTACCGGCGGCTTCCAGCCTCGGCGCAAGAGGGGCTGCAAGGGCTCGCCGGCATCGCCGCAAGGGTATCCGATGCTGTGTCGGCTGGTACAGCGAACGCGCAGCAGTTGAACCAAGTCCTAGACAGGCTTTCGGCCGGCGTTTCGGCGAGCGGCGGGCAGGCTGGGATTCAGAGCTTCGCAAGGGACATCGCCAGCAACTTCCTGAATATTCTCACGCCAGCCGAAGCAGCCGCAGACACTCTTGAATCGCGCCAGCAGCAACTCGGCCGGCGCATTGGAAATGGTTTCCTGACGATCATCACGCCGGCCGAGGCAGCGGCAGATACGATCGAAGCTCGGCAACAACAACTCGGCCGGCGCATTGGCAATGGCTTCCTTGGCATCATCACGCCAGCCGAGGCAGCGGCGGATACGATCGAAGCACGCCAGCAGGAACTTGGGCGAAAGATCGGCGGCGGCTTCCTGACTATTATCACCCCCCAAGAGGCTGCCGCCGACACGGTGGAGGCTCGCCAGCAGGAGCTTGGGAGACGAATCGGCAACGGTTTCCTGACGATCATCACGCCAGCCGAGGCGGCAGCCGACACGATCGAGGCACGCCAGCAACAACTCGGCCGGCGCATTGGAAACGGTTTTCTGACGATCATCACGCCAGCCGAGGCAGCGGCCGACACGGTCGAGGCTCGGCAGCAAGAGCTCGGCCGACGCATTGGCAATGGCTTCCTAACAGTTATTACGATCGCTGAGGCGGCGGCCGACACGGTGGAGGCTCGCCAGCAAGAGTTGGGTCGGCGCATTGGAAACGGTTTTCTGACGATCATCACGCCGGCTGAGGCGGCGGCCGACACACTTGAAGCAAGGCAGCAAGAGCTTGGCAGGCGTATCGGCGACGGTTTCCTCACCATTCTGACGCCAGCCGAAGCCGCGGCCGACACGCTCGAAGCGAGGCAGCAAGAGCTTGGCAGGCGTATCGCCGACGGGTTTCTTAACATCCTTACGGAAGCCGAAGCCGCTAGGGACACGCCAAACGCGGCCAGGGCGGCGGCGGCATCTCGCCTGCTTGTCGTCAACCAGCAGGAATCAGACCTGCTGTCTTCGCAGGGTCAGGCTTTTCCGCTCACCGGCAACCGCAATCCGCGCCAGCGTGTGCTCGACGACCTCGGCGGCGAGATCGACGTTTTGCGTCGCCGTGTTGGCGGCCTTGCGGAGCCGCTCCGCGAGACGGTCGGGCCGGCGGTCGATGCGCTGACGACGCGGTTCCAAAATCTGGCCCGCGCGGGAGTCGGATTTACCGCCGAAGAGGCGAGGCGACTCAGCCGCGAAGTCGCGAACGTGAACGCCGCGCTGGCGTCGAGGCGAGACATCGGAAACACCTTCCGAGAGTCGTTTGGCGGCGCAGGCGCGGCAGGGCTTGGGCTTGGCACTGACGAGCGGTCGCTTCGTGCGATCGGCAGTCAGATTGAGTTCGTGCAAGGGCGACTTGCGGGCCTTGCGCAAGAGGCTCGCGGCCCTGTTCTAGCCGCCCTAGATGCACTCCGCGTCCGCGCTGCCGCGCTATTCGACGGTGGCGCATTGGACACAGAGCGGGGGCGGCGGGAAATCCGCCTCCTGACAGAAGAACTGGTTCGCCTTCTTTCGGTTGCCGGCGATGGCTCCGAGAGGGCCGTCAGAAACAGACTGAACCGCGCCGGGGACGTTGCCAGGGGTGGCGCAGACAGGGCGTCGCTCGCATTGCAACAGGCCGCGTTCGCAATCGAAGACTTCTTCAGCGTCACAGGCGGTCTGGATCAGCGTATTCGCGCTGCTGGCAATAACATCTCGCAGCTTGGTTTTATCACCGGCAGCACGACTGGCCTTATCGTCGGCATATCGGCTGCCATCGGCGGCCAGTTGGTCGCAGCGCTGATCAAGTGGTACAACGCGGGCGTTGGTTCAGAGGAGCAGGTCAAGGCTCTAAACGATGCTCTCTCGCGACAGAAGTCCCTCGTAGAGGAACTGGCTCAAGCGTTTCGCTCGCTCGGCGACTCCATCGCAAGCCGAGCGTTTTCTGGTCCCGCGCAAGAGGCGAGGGCTTTTGCCAGAGAGCTCGAAGACATTGCGAACAAGCAGCAGCAGATTCGCGAGGGTCGGGTCGCCAATCTTGACCCGGCGGTCCAGCGCGAGCGTGGGATTCAAGCGGCAAGGCAGAGGGCGCTCGAAGCTACGGTTGACCCAGGCGAGCGGGTTGCGCTTGCGAGGCAGATCGAGGAGTCTAGGCAGCGCGAGCGAGAAGCGGCCAGGGCGGCAGCAGCCCGCACGGTATCGGCCGAAGACATCCAGCAGGGGGTGGTGGACTCGATTCGCAGGCTTGGAGCCGCAAGAGCCTCAGACGCCGCTGCCGCAGCGGCGTCTGGCGGGTCCGGCGCCGCAGGGCAGGCGGCGGTCCAGAGAGAGCAAGAGCGGACTCGGCGGGAGGAGGCCGACTTCTTGGGGCGCGGGCTCGACCTGGCTGTCCTGCGGAGGGAGCTCGAAACGAGAATTGCAGAGCTTTCTCGACCAGGCGTAGCGAGCAATGGGTTCTTTGCGTCACGAGAGCAGCGCACTTCGGCCGCGGAGCTAGACAGGCTAAATGCGCTACTGGAGTCACTCCGACTGCCAGAGAATGTGCGTGCCGATGAGGCAATTCGCACCATCTTTGAGTCGGCCAATGAGGCATCGTCGGCGATCGAGCAGGCCCAAAAGGACGTCGCTGACGCCATCCAGGCAGGCGTTCCTGGGTTGAGGCTTTTCCAGGCTGAACTTAATAGGCTCGCCAAGGTCGTTGACGCCGCTGCTGCCGACCTTGAGGCCGCGCAGCGGGAAGACCCCAGCACAGACGCGGGCCGGATCGAGCGTGATCGCAGGATCGCAGATGCCGAGCGGCGCGTGAACGAGGCGCGGGCTCGCCAGTCCGATGTTATTAGGCAGGCTGACGCAGCAAGATTCACTCGGACAGTGGACCCGCAGTCCACAATGAACAACCGCATGGCCCGCGCCACGCAGAACCTGTCTGACGCTGGCGTCGAGTCCGGCCAGATCGCTCGCCGCCTCCGCGAGGTTGAGTTTCAGCGGGAAACGCTGCGGCAGATGGCAGATGCAAGGCCAAACGACCCGCTCACGCAGCGACTGGTACAGCAGTCCGAAGACGCCCTCGGGCGACAGGCGCAGGAGCTCCTCGCTGCGTCTGCGGCCCTACGTCGATTCACAGAAGCCCTCAACGCAGCCGCACAAGAGGCCGCCGCAAACCTTAGCTCTGCTCAACAAGAAGCCGATGCAGCCCGACGCGCCCAGCTTGGCTTTGACACGCCACGCAACCGCGCCCGTCGCGAGCAGGCCGACCGCGACCTCGAAGAGCAGCGGCAGGCGAATGCGAGGGTCGAGGATGCAGTAGCCATAGAACGCGACCGGCTTGAGAGGCAGGCTCTCGGCGGGCGAGGGCCGCTTGCTGGCGTCTTTGCCGAACTAGAGGCAATCCAAGAAGAGATCGACTCCGGCAACTATACGGCCGAGCGGTACGCAGAGCTCATTGCGGAACGCCGAAGGCTTGAAGAGCAGGTGACGGCAGAAGCGGCCAAGGGCAACGCCGTCATCGCCGCCCGCGACGACAGCACTCGCATCGCCGAGCGGCAAGGCTCCGCTCGCCGCGGCGAGGAGTTGTCGCTGACGCCGGCAGAGCGTGCTGCCGAGCAAATGGCACAAGGCATGGCCGACATCAACGCCTACTTCGACCAGATGGCCCAGAACATCATTGATGCCGAGAACGGCCTGCCAGACCAGGCAGCAATGGGCGAGCTTCAGCAGAACGAAGCCCGCCGCCGCGAGGCGCAGAAGCGGTTTGAAGAGGATCAGATGCGAGCCGCCGCTCCGATGCTCTTCGACATGATGGATCAGGTCACGACGGCCGTCCTGCAAGGCCCGTCGCGGGCCGCCCTCGGCGCAACCGACGCATCGACGACCCAGGGGCAGGCAGAGCTCAACCGCCTGATCCGCGGCGATGATGCTGCCCGCGACGTCAACCTCGCGGAGCTCCAGCGTCAGACCCAGCTTCTCAAGAGAATCGCAGACAAGCCAGGCGCACCAGTCGCATAAATAAGGAGTACCAAGCGGTGGCAGACGTAACGTGTACGGTTTCAATGAAGGTCAACAAGGGATTCCTGCAATCCGACGTGAACGCCCGCGGCGTCACGGCGAGCATGACCAGCGACTCGATGATCGCGACGACTTACGCCCTGACGACGAACGCGACGACGCTTTCCACGGCGAACCTGTCATCCGTCGGGTTTGCCGTGTTTCGCAACCTCTCGACCGCGACGGCTTCTGTAGCCCAGATCGGCATCGACGCAGGCGGGTCGTTCGTCAGCCTCGCCACACTGAGGGCGGGCGAGCCGGCGTTGTTCCGGTTGTCCACTGGGCAGCAGTACCAGGCGATCGGGACCGCCGGCGCACGGCTTCGCGTGGACATTACGGAGGGCTAGTCAGTGGCAAGAGTTGCGCAGGTACAGAGCGGCCAGCGGTTCGAGAAGTCTGGCATCACGCCGACTCGGCAGAAGTCATTTCGCATCGTCCGCGAAACACCCGGCGAATTCCTCGACTTCGAGAACCTGTGCAAGGTTCGCATCGGCTCACGAGACGCCGAGAATCCGGCTCTGCGGTGCGTGTCATACACCGCTGAACCGGAAGGCGAGGGCCGCCTCGTCTGGCTGGCTACGTTCACGTATACGTGGACGCCAATGGCGTCAGACTCAGAGAACGACAACGGCAATCCATACGTCCCTGGACCGGCTCCGCAGATCGACGGGAACGGCATCGAGCAGAGCTTTCCTGGGCCAGTTGACGGGACTGCGCTCACGCAGGCACCAGACGTCCGGCCTGCTAATTGGCACATACAGTCGTCGCTGATTGAGGCTCCCGTATATAGCTGGAGGAAAGAGGGTCAAGGGTTCGGTTTTAACCCAAATCCAACTAACCCGGCTGGTGATATTTACGAAGGAGTAACAAAGCTTGAGCCCGTAGTCAGCATTCACGTCCAGCAGTTCATGTGGCCCGACCCGACGGCAAACGCAATGCACGTCGGGAAAGTGAATAAGGAGCAATGGACGCTTGGGCAGATGGTGATGCCGCCACGTAGCGTCATGTTTCGTGCAATGAACACGCAGCCGCATAACGAGATATTCGACGGGCAGATTTTTCGCGGGTGGATGGCAACGTATGAGTTTCTCTACAGAACGAACTATGTCGGAAGCCCGATAAACGCAGAAATTGGATGGGACTGGGCGCAGCCTCAGTCTGGCTTCAACGTGCGGGCGTTCAACCCAAATAACGCCCGCGCAGACCAAGACTTGTACGGCCAGCCGCTTCGCCACGCCGCAGGGAGAATTCCCATCCCGCTCTCGCTTCCAGATGGAATTAATGCTGGCGACAAGGTGCGTGCGATGGTGCGAATTGCCGAGGTGGAGGGCGGGATCACGCAGCTTCCGTCCGCGCAGCCAATCGCGCTCAACGACGACGGGACTCCGCGGCTATCAACGGCGTCGCCGCCGGTTCTCGTCTATAGATATGTAATCTACGACGAACTCGATTTCGACATTCTTGGCGTTCGGCTTCAGTAGCATTAATGGAAAAAGGCTTCCTCATAGGCGAAAGCCTGCTGACGCGGATCAAGACGTCGCTCGACAGAGCGGACGGCCAGCCGATACGTCTTGGCGACGCGGCGATACCGACGAGATTGCAGGATGTGCCGCGTGGTCGAATCGGGAATGAGCCGCGGCTAGGCACTATCGCCGCAACGTGGGCCAAGGGGCAAACTGCCACCGTCACCCAAATCAAGGCCGACGGCACAGCCCTATCTCCGACCGTTGAGTTCAACGCGACCAACTGGTTTGCCGCCGTCACCGTCGCGAGCGGCACCAAGAAGGTTCTGTGCGTGTTCGTTGGCGACCGCTGGCTCCTGATCGCTGCTGAGTGCTGATGTTCGACATTCTCGCCGCCATCCAATCCGCCGATCCGCCGTCGCTGGTGCTGTGGTCGCTATTCGCGTTCGCCGCCGGGATGTACCCGCTTGGGTT